GGCTCCTATAAGACCCTTCGACAAGCTAAGCATCCCTACAACTGCAAGGCCCGCTGATACAGCAAGCTTCACACCAAAGTAGGCTGTCAGAGCAGCCATAAGCGGTACCAGTACCTTCAGAATACCTACTAGCGCCTTAGCAGCAGTAGCTACATCTTTGACCCATTCTCCTACTTTCTGTGCTATGAGCTTATCATTCTCCTCAACCCAATCTGCTATTTCCTTTACGATATCCCTAGCTATAGGAAGTAACACGCTTCCGATCTTGGCTGCAAGATCCTCTACTCGAGCCATCATTCTCTTTACTTGGTTAGCATAATTCTCTGATGTTCTTGCCATGTCACCAATAGCAAAAGTCGAGCCTTCTACTATCAAAGTATATGCTGCCTGAGCTCTATCAGCGGCGGTAAGTTCCTTCTTAGTGTCAGCTAGCCCCATAGTTAAGGCTTTTTGGTCGACAACAGTTGCATTGAGCCTTATCCCATACTTCTTCATAGTCTCATAGTTTCCAACTAATGCAGACTGAATATCACCCATTACTTGTGCGGTTGGCAAGTCATTAAAACTTCCCAAATCAGCAGACAGTTTTGCAACTTCAAAGGCCATCTCACCGGCTTTATCAGACGCCATGCCCATAGGCACTAACAAGTCTTGAATGCTTGACAAAAACTGATAAGCCTCACGAGTGGACATTGCATAGGAGTCAACCAAAGTCCTACTCCATTGCGTTGCTATATCTATCTGGTCTGCAAAGACTACATTGAACTTACCAAAAGCCTCCTGCAAACTTGATGCAGTATCTACTAAGCTTTTTAGGCCTTTAACAGTTTTGATAGCCACCGTGACAGCTGCAGCAACTGCAACCATAGCTACAGCAACTTTTGCCCAGCTCGCAGTCATGCTTTTGGTAGTAGCCTCAGAAGACTTCTTCAATTTCTTGAAGTCACCTTGGACCTTTGCAGTATCGCCTTTTACCTCGACATATACATCTCCAAGTTTCATTACACTCTCCTAGGATTATTCTCCCGTTGAATCTTGAGCACTTGATGAAAGAGCCAAACAACCCGCTCGAATACGCTGCACTTGTTCTCGATCTTATAGAGCTCCATATCTCTATGTACTGCATTATGGTCCAGATCAATAATTGTCCCATCCATACCAGCCGTGATCACCTGGCCGCTGACGATATTGTATACTTTGAGAACGTCATCATTCTCGATCATAATCTCAGGTGCACAATTGATGCACGGAGGTATCTTGCCAATAGCTTCTTTGAACTCTCTACAATCGCCACAGTCTGGCTTATTGGCTAGCCACTCTGCGACGGCTTCAAGTTTTTTGCTGGACCGTCTTCAGGAGGTCCTGACTCAGCAAGAGTAACAAGACAATCAGAAATAAACCCAGCAAACTCTACAGAGTCGCTCATTAGAGCTATCTTATTGGCCTTATTACAAGGAATAGCTACTCCCTTAGAATCCTCTAGGTTCTGCCAATCAGTGATAGCCAAATCCCATAGCATCTCTTGCTCAAGCTTCTCTTGCGCTGGAGTCTTATCATCATAGATAAGTGTATGTGCGGAAGGCGCACCTCTCTTGCTCCGAAGCAACTTGTGCTCTACTACCTTAGTAGTGGTCTTTGCTTTGATGTCTCGAATGTCCTCTATTGAGGCAACTCTAAGACAAACCTTAGCCAACTTGGCTTCTTCAATACCATCCTGGTTTGGGAAGGTAAACCACACCCCAGGATTTAGATTCTTAAGATCAAATTTCATAATCACACCCCTATTTGAATGTTAAGCCTACACAGTCACAGTCGTGCTTGTAGTCGATGTAGACGACGCTGTAGAGCTAGTAGACGTTGTTGTTGTACTCGTAGTAGTAGTCGTTCTGGTAGTCACACCAACCAGCTTCAGAAGACCAGAGACTCTACACGTGAAATCGATCTTACCAAGATCAGCTTTATCATACGTAATGGCTCCATAAGTCTCGACGTAGACACCTGAAGCTGCATCAGCGGCAAGGTCAGGAGTCCAATACTGCTCGTTATCACTCAAGTAAAGCCTGATGTCAGTGATCTTGGTCTTGTTTCTCCACAGAGTATACAACTCGGCTTGGCCCTTATGATCAGTAGGATCGTAGTTCCCGTTAAAGGTTAATGTACCATAACTACCAATGCCCGGCTCATGATGAGTGAACTCGTCTTCAAACTCAACGTCTTCAATCATCTCAGTTGTAAATCCAGGCAGTGACCAGTTCCCTATGCCGACAATCTTGTCGACGCCTAGAGTTACCTTTGCCTTTTTAGCTGCAAAAACAATTGCTCTCATTTTGATACCTCGCTATTAAAGGATTAATCTGCTTTCTCTAGCAGTACTTCATAAATAATCGTAGCCTGCCATTTATCTTTATCCACCTTGAATGGATACGGAGGAGTCTGCCTTCGAAACCAGACTACGTTATAACCAGCCACGGACATTTCCTCAGTATTATCAAACAAAGCCATCAATGTACTGCCAATCTCAAGTGCTTCAATAGCACTAGCACTGCTTGAGTGGACATTGAACTGAATAGGTATATACTCATACTCCTCTGGGTCAAACATAAAGTCAGCAATTCCCGGAGTTGTTAAGAATACAGAATAAGGGAATGCTGTCCCTTGCGGAGCTTCGTTCAAGTGCAACTCACCGTCTATAGCATTATAAAAGCTATTATGTGGCAGTGCTTCAAATAGATTCGTAATCCCTTCAAACAATTCGTCCATTACTTGAACCCTTCTTTAAAGATAGCTAGAATTCTCCTAGCCATATTGACTAGTGCTGGCCTTAGAAATGGCTGAGCTCTCATCTTGTAAGTTCCCAGCTCTACGAATTTCGCATGATCAGCTGTAGCTGTAACAGTGCCTCCTTCTTGCTCAATCGAGTCCCTTAGCTCACCAGACCTTACTACCACAGTTCGCCTGGCCTCATTAGCAACTATTTTACCAGACTTAGCTTCACAATCCTTATTGACCTTATCAACCTCTCCTACTACTCGTGGAATATACCAGTTTGATTTGGTCTCTAGTCCTATCATTTCACCAACTCAATAGCTTTCAGCCCAATCTTACCATCAACCTTCTCGTAAACAAGTTGGACTTGAGGAGTAGGTTTATCTGGATCAACCTCTGGCAGTCCCTCTCCTTGAAGATATAATGAGATTGTGCCATCTTCATAATCCTCATGCATTCTTAAAACATTATAGACATGACAGCCTTCAGGTAAATGTAAGGCTTCATCCAGGAGTTTCAAATGCATTTTGACAGTCGCTCTTTTCATTTTATGTCTCCTCAAACAAATCGATCTCGTAGTGTCTAGACTGCTCCATTGGATTGAGTATATGCGTTACCTTAAACGTCCTAGTTCCAAGCATAAGCTTTTCAGTCTCACTAACGGACATCTCTAGAGGTGGCTCGATGTAGAATCTGTGCGTCCTTACCACTGTAATCTTATCATTAGCCAGGCGCTCATTACCCTTCAACACATGGAGTACACCAATGATCTTACGTTTCCTTCGCCAAGCTTCAGTTCTACTAGATATCCTATCCTTAGCTACACCTAGCTTATAATACACCAATTCAGTCTTTGGCCCTACTACCATGCTACCACTCCCAGACTCTGTTATCATTCATAAGTTCTTTCTCTGTACGCTTCCTAGAGACACGCTTTGGCTTAACAACTTTGTAACGCTCTTTCCAAACCCTGCGCTTCTCAGCATCAGTCATATTGTCTTTATCTTTAACCTTAACCGTCATCTACTCGCTCCAATTATCGCTGATATTATGTCTCCTAGTTCTAGCCAGCCATTCCCTCAGCTTGTTAATGGCTGAACGCTTATTGCTTTCATTAAAGGAAAGCCAGAAATGATCTTCAGCATTTACCTTATCTCCTTCTTGATCATAGGCCATCCAGGCAGCTCCATGAACAAGCAGATCTTCATGCAGATGATCAGGAAAGTCGCTGGGAACATCCTTGTCACCAGTAAGAACTGCTGGATCTTCATAACAAAGAACAGTCAGTATTTCTATTGCTTCAGGCATCCTCTGATACCATAAGGTAGAGCCTTCTAAAGCAACAGCCTCCACACTTCCAACTTCATCCATCGTTGGGTACTTATCCATCAATAAACCCAGGTTGGAAAAGATCTTAATGCTATCTTTACCAGAGTTCTTAATTCTACGCAATGTTCCTGAGAAACCATTTGTCAGGCTATCCAAATAAGTATATGCCTGAAAAGGAATAGTCTCAGCAACGCCAATCCTCTTTAACCTTGGAATCTCAACCCGTGCTCCAATGTATAAGATAGACTGGTTTATATAGCTATTCAAAGCTTCAGTACTACAATCCAAGCCTTGAATGATGTCTTCTACTCTAACTCTAATTTCTGCTCTATCCATTTCGTTTCAGAAAGGTCAATAAATGACTTTTTGACTGGTCATACCAAAATCTTAGTAAAACCATCTAGAATATCTCTGGCTTCTCTTGGAACTTCCTTCTGAAAGACAGTCTTAACACTGCCAAGGGAGTAACCCTCTAAGCCAAAACTTTCCTCGCCCTTTCGCTGAAAGATGTACTTGACCAAGATGCTTACAGCCAGCTTCAGCTGTGAGGGCATATTATCGGCAGTATAACCGGCAGTATAGCTGACAAAGATGTTGTTGTTACCACTAGGGAAACCACCATCTATCTTGAGTTGGCCCCTGTTGGGATAAATATCATACTCGCTATCCATTGCATCTGGGATATAGAGCCCCACCTGTCGGCTATTCAGGCAATTAGTACCGAACTTTAACATCAGTTCAGTTGATAGAAAATCAGCGTAAAGGCTAACCACCGTTGCTACCCACCCATCGGCAGATAGAGTATTGATCTGATCAACAACGGCCTGGATCGTGGTATAGGTTGCGAATAACACTGAAGCGGCAGTACCGTCCTTTGTTAAGACCACACCAGTTGATGT